GCGCCCACTTTTCAAAGGAGAATAAATGGGAATCAGTGTTACCGCATTAAGAAATAAATTAGTTGGTGGAGGAGCAAGACCATCACTATTTTATGCTAAAATAAAATTGCCGACAAATGGCGAGTTAACAGGTGTTAGAAATTCTTTAGGTATAAGTGATGATAACTATGCATCATTTTTTATTAAAACTGCACAAATACCAGAATCTACAATCGCTAGTGTTCCTATAAATTTTTTAGGTAGAGAATTTAAAGTTCCTTCTATAGATAGAACATTTGCAGATTGGACAGTAACTGTTATTAATGATGAGAATTATAGAATACGACATTTATTTGAAGCTTGGATTGAATATATGGCACCAGGTAAAGCTATATTTGAATCGGCAACGGGATTTGGAGATAATCCTCAAATATTTGGTGATATGGAAGTTCATCAATTAGATAAAAAAGGAAATGTAATAGTAGATATTGCTAGGTACAATGGTTCATATTTTTTCAAAGACGCATTTCCAATTAATGTCAGTGCTATTGATTTAAGTTGGGATACTAAAGATACTATTGAAGAATTTAGTGTAACTTTTGCTTATCAATATTGGGAGAAGGCTTCTGGAACAACAGTTCCAACAACTAGCAATTCTACTAGTACAATTGGTGCAGATAATCCATTTAATGATCCAGCTGAACAAACAAGTGGATGGGTCATTCCTTCATCAGGTGCTTTTACAGGTTAATAATTAAACATTATTACCATATAACAAAAAACCCACACTTTGAACAGTGTGGGTTTTTTTATTTTTAAATATCGTGAATGATAAATAAATGAAACACTTAGTTTAATTTATTATAAGGAGTTTACCTTCATGGCTACATTATTTGGATGGAAATTTGAAGAACAGAAAGATAGAGAAGAACCGAATCTTCAATCTTTCACACCACCTGATGTTGATGATGGTTCAGCCATTGTCGGGTCTGCTGGTGTTTATGGTACTTATCTAAATTTAGATAATACATTTAACAATGAATTTGATTTGATGGCAAGGTATCGCTCAATGGCAATGCAACCAGAATGTGAACTTGCAATAGATGAAATTGTAAATGAATCGATCATTTCTGGAAGAAAAACATACCCTGTAAATATAGAACTTGATTATCTAGAAGATTATTCTGAAATGCTGAAAGAAAAAATTTCAGATGAATTCTATACCATTCTTGACAAATTAAATTTTAAATATACTGGATTTGAAATATTTCGTAAATGGTTTATAGATGGTAGAATTTATTATCATGTTCTCATAGATACTCAAAATCCACAAAAAGGAATCATAGAACTCAGACCTATAGATCCTTTTAAAATAAAAAAAATACGAGAAAAACAAAAGACTGAAAATGATGCGTCTGTTCGTATTGGAATGGAAGAAGTAAGCATCAATCAAAAATTCAATGATTATTATTTGTATTCTGAAAATGGAGTGTTCAATACGGAAACAGATGGTGATAGAAAAAATGTGTTGAAAGTTGCTCCTGATTCTATCATCTATATCACAAGTGGTTTATTAGATGAAAGAAGAACAAATGTTGTATCATATTTGCATAAGGCATTCAGACCATTAAATCAAATACGAATGCTAGAAGATGCGGCAATTATTTATAGATTGAGTAGAGCACCGTCACGTAGAGTTTTTTATGTAGATGTCGGTAACTTGCCAAAAGCAAAAGCAGAACAATATATGTATTCTCTAATGAATCAGTATCGTAACAAAATGGTTTACGATAGTAAAACTGGTCAATTAAGAGATGATAGAAAGTTTCAAGCCATGCTTGAAGATTATTGGATGCCCAGAAGAAATGGAAGTGCTACAACTGAAATTGATACAATTCAAGGAAGCGAAGCGAACTTCACACAATTAGATGAATTAGAATTTTTTCAAAGACAATTGTTTCGTTCTTTGAATGTTCCAATTTCAAGAATGCAACCAGAGAGTGGATTTTCATTAGGTAGAGCCAGTGAAATTTCCAGAGAAGAATATAAATTTTTAAGATTCATTGAAAGACTAAGAACAAGATTTTCAAATTTTTTCTTAGAAATATTAAAAAGACAATTAATATTAAAAAACATTGTTTCATTAAAACAATGGGATGAAATCAAAGATGAAATTCATTTCATTTTTGATCAAGATAGTAATTTCAATGCATTAAAAAACTTAGAATTACTCACAGAAAAAATGAATGTATTGAGAGATGCTGAAGAATATAGAGGAAAATATTTCTCAGCAAATTACATTCGTAAAAATATACTAGCGTTGAGTGATGATGATATTGAACGTATTGATGAAGAAATAGAAGAAGAAAAATATGATCAACGATTTGCACCACAAGAAGGTGAGCCTGGATTTGGAATGGGTGGTGGAGGTCTTGGTGGTTTAGGAGGACCTGATTTAGGTTTAGGTGGAGGTTTGGGTGGATTAGGTCCTGAAACTCCAGAACCGACATCAGGTGGAATGATAGATGATTTAGGTGGAGGAGGCACTACTCCTCCTGCTGCAACCCCAACTGGAGAATTATAATGGAAAATTTAGCAAAAGACATGATTAAAAATATCAATGATGGTGATATGAGTAAAACAAAAGAAAACTTTGAGCAACTTATTGCAAATAAAGTATATGATAAATTAGAAGACAAGAAACAAGAATTATCAAAAAGTATTTTTAATAAAGAAAATTCAAATGAAGAACCAGAATCAACCGAGCAACCTGCATCCGCAGAATAATTTATTATCAAACATTATAAAAGAAGATTATGAAAGTTATTATGTAAATTCTGGAGTAGACCTTTTATTGCTAGAAAGATCTTTTATTGATTCTGCAATTGATGCACTATCTGGTAAAGCTAAATCAATTGCTGGTGGTTTAGCAAATAAAGGAGCCACTAAAATAAGAGATACATTATCGTTTGGTGAAAAAAGAAAACGAGTTAAAATTACAAATCGTGTAAAATCAAATCTCAATCAAATTCATAGACTCAGTATGGAGTTAATTGAATTAGAAGATAGAGCGGGTGGTAAAGCAGATGAAGATGAAATACAAGCTATAAATGATAAAATAATTCAACTTGAAAAAGAAAATTCTAGATATAAAAATTTTGTTTTACCTGATGTCAAATTTTTTAATTCAAGTGATTCACCAAAAGAAGTAATAAGTTATACTAATAAAAATAAATTGGGTGATGTTGAGAAATACATGGTGTTAAATCATCAGTATACGGAATATCTAAAAAAGTTAGGAGAAAATAATCCAAACACTAGAGAAGTAAAAGCTCAATTAGATGCTTTAGGAACTAAACTTTATGATAAGGGTGGATTTAAAAGTAGATTACAAGATGATGTAAATGATTTCTCAGATGAAGAAAATATTATACTTGAAGATTTAGCATCTTTAATTAAAGATAAATTAAATAATTTCAAAAAAACATTAAAAGACAAACAGAGTCGGCACAAACTTGATAGAGCCAAAGATGAAGGAGTTTATAAGTTTATAAACTTTTTGATTAATGATGTCAGTAAATTAAAGAAAACAACAGAGCAGGATTTTTCTGATATTGGTAAATTAATTTTAAATGATAAAGACAATTTTAAAAAATTCAATGATGTTAAATTACATTATACTCTTTTAGAAAAATTGTTTGAAAATCTATTAGACAAAAATAATAAAGTAAGTCTTTATAATAAAAATTTACATCCAAGTGCATTATATTTTTTACATTACAATTTAACAGTCTTCTGTAAATTCATAATATTGTTACATGATGCAATAAAGAATAATAAATTAAATGAAAACAAGTTATTAGCTACTTTACCTAAATTAAAAGTTCTTAATAGAGTAAGCGATAATATTCTGAATTCTAAAAATATTTTAGAAATCGAAGATTTATTGATGCAAGTAGTTAAAAGTTTATTTCAAAATTTAGAGACTTTTAAATTTCCGGAAAATATAAAAAAGAGAGAACAGATTTTAAAAGAATTTTTTGAATATATGAATCCTACTGAAGATTCTGCCGAAACTAAAGAGGTTGCTGTTTCAAATAAAAAGAATGAAACACAAAATACAAATACAACAAAAGCAATTTCTATTCCTAAAAAAACAATAGCAGATATGTCAAAATTTTCAGAAAAAAAGAGAGCAAAAATCGTTGAACTTTTAAATAATTTTGTAAACTCTGTTGGGGAAAAAGACCCAAACATACAGAATAAAGTTGATAAATTTGTAAATTCTAATATGGAATTATTTAAAAATAATATCACAGAAGGATTTGCTCATGTGAGATGGAGAAGAAATCCAAGAACCGGTCTTGATAAAATTGTAATGACTTGTAAATCAGATGAATATAAAAAACCTCTAAATAGAGAAATATCAGTAGCAGGTAAAAAAGTTAAAGAGGTCATGTGTTTACCAAAAACTGCGAAACCTGCAAAACAAAAAGAAAAAGACCGAAAAGCTTCTCTTAAAAGATGGCGTAAAATAAAAGCTAATCCTGGAAAAATGAAGAAGATGTTCATTAAAAGAAAACAAACCAAAGCACGGTCTAAAACTTTAAGATAGAGGAAGAAATGAAATTACTTGTAGAGAGTTCAGATAATATTCAAACTATTACAGAGGAATCTGAAAGTGGTGCAAAGACTCATTATCTGTCTGGTATATTCATGCAAGCTGAAGAAACTAATAAAAATGGTAGAATGTATTCTTTACCAATTTTAGAAAAAGAAACTAAAAGATATGTAGATGAGAAAGTAAATTCTCAAAGAGCATTAGGAGAATTGAATCATCCTGCTGACCCAACTGTAAATCTTGAAAGGGTTTCTCATCTAATCACTGAATTAAATATAGATGGAAATCATATTTTAGGGAAAGCTAAAGTGTTGGATACACCATGTGGAAATATTGTACGTGGTCTTGTTGATGGTGGTGTTAAATTAGGTGTATCTTCTCGGGGTGTTGGCTCTCTCATTCAAAAAGAAGGCTATTCTTTAGTTGGAGAAGATTTTCAATTGGCAGCAATTGATGTAGTTTATGATCCATCTGCACCAAAAGCGTTTGTTGATATGGTAATGGAATCTGTTGATTGGATTTGGAATGAAGACACAAAAACTTTTTTGAAAAAACAATCTGAAATCAATGAAGAAAAAACTATTGCATCAAATCCAATGCCTTGGTTTGATACTTTAGTAGAAATGAAAACGGAAATTAAAACTATGCAAGATAAGATTTTTGTTCTTATGAATGAAAATAAAGAAATGAAATCTTTGATTGAGAAAAAAGCAAATTCACAAGTTCGTAAAAAAGAAGAGAAACTAGAAAAACTTCTTGAAGATACTAAAGATGCTGTTGAATTAAGTATAAAGGAAAAACTGCGAGAAAGAAGAGAGCAGGAAACTCTTAAAATATTTGATAACTTCTTGAAAGAAATTGCTAAAAACTAAAATAATATAAATAGTCTATAAACGGACTGACATATTAACCATTAAGTAAAAGGAATCTTATGACTAAGACCGAATTAAAAAATAAGATTTCCGAGTTCATGAAAAAGAAATTCGGGGATACTATTAAAAATTCTACAGATCTAAGCACTGTTGTAGATGAAGATAAAGTCGATTCTACAGTCAATGCTTTGATGAAAGAGATGAAAATGGATGCTTCCGCTACACAAGTCACTATCGAAAAAGGCACAACGATTGACACTTTGTCAACTCAGTTGATGGATGAAATGAAAAATATGGATGCTAATGATGATAGTAAAGATGATGAAAAAGATGAAGTTGTCGAAGAAGCAGCAAAGAAAAAAGATGATGACGATGACGATGATATGCCTGAAATGAGTGATGATGATGAGAAAGAAGATGATGATGAGAAAGAAGAGGATGAAGACGATGATGAAGATGATAAGAAAAAGGCAAAAAAGAAAGACATGAAAGAGCAAATTGATCAATTGTTTGCACAAGATGAGACATTGACTGAAGAGTTTAAAGAGAAAGCAGCAATTTTGTTTGAAACTGTTTTAAATCAAAGAATCAACGAAGAAGTTGCTAGTATTAAAGAAGAGTTAGAAGAACAATATAATGATAATCTAAAAGAAGCGGTAGAAGCACACGCTGAACAACTTCATGAAGAACTTGATAATCTAACCACTAAAATTGATGAATATATTACATATGTTGCAGAAGAGTGGTTAAAAGAAAATGAATTGGCTGTTGAAAAAGGTGTTCGCACTGAAATCACAGAAAACTTTATTTTTGGTTTGAAAAATCTTTTCTCAGAAAATTACATTGATGTCCCAGAAGGAAAAGAAGATTTAGTAGTTTCATTGGAAGAAAAAACTGAAGAACTTCAAGAGCAAGTAAACACTCATTTAAAGAGAAACATGCGCTTGAAAAAACAACTTCAAGAAGAGAAAAGAAAAAATATCATTTTTGAAAAATCATCTGACCTTACAATGGCAGAAAGAGACCAGTTAGTTGGACTAACTGAATCTGTTGATTTTGAAAGTGAAGAAGAATTTGAGAAAAAAATTCAAATCATTAAAGAGCATTATTTTTCAAACAACAATGAAAGTAATGTAGAATCTAAAAATGAAGATATGGTTGAAAATGAGCAATTTGAAGCATCAACTTTAGTTGAAGATTATCATGCAGAAGCAAGTGCTCCGTCTTCAATTGATATATATAAGCAAGCAATTTCAAAATATAAGTTTTGAAAATTGAAAAAAGATATATATAAATAAATAAAAGAAAGTATTTCAATTTTTTAACAAAGGAGAACGTATGATTCTTAACGAACAAGTTCAAAAAAAATGGCAACCAATCCTTGAGCATGAGGAATTGCCAAACATCGATGATGCATACAGAAAAAGTGTAACCGCTATTCTTTTGGAAAATCAAGAAAATATGATGCGTCAACAGGCTGCTACACAAAGTGGTCAAGGATTATTCTTATCAGAAAATGTTGGTGGCGCACCAATGGGTTCTGCTATGGATGCTGCTGGTGGAAGTCCTTCCGCTCAAGGTGGAAATGTAACAGGTGGTTCAGTACAATGGGTAGATCCCGTGTTGATTTCTCTTGTAAGAAGAACTATGCCAAAATTGTTGGCATATGATGTTTGTGGTGTTCAGCCAATGACATCTCCAGTAGGATTGATTTTTGCAATGCGTTCACAATACGGTTCACCAGGAAAACTTGCAGGTGAATCAGGCACCGATGTTTATGATGGTTCTGGAGGAACAAATGGTGGAAAAGAAGCATTCTATGGTGAGGCAAATACAGAATATTCTTCTACTGGCACTGGAACACATAAAGCACTAGATCCTGTTTCTGCATTCTTTACTGCTCCAGCTACAGGAACAGGTATGGTTACATCTGATGGTGAGCAATTGGGAAGATCCGGATTCAGTGAGATTCCTGAAATGTCATTCTCAATTGAGAAAATGTCTGTTTCTGCTGAGTCAAGAAAACTCCGTGGTCAATATAC